ATGGCACCACGTCAACCTGAAACTAAAGAGCAAGCCCTTCATTATCTGTTAGAGGATATTGTTGAGGGTTATCTTGTAAATCAAAGAGGTATTGCAAGTGTAAGTAGTTTTGTACTGAAAGGATTTTTAAAGAGGGCGGAAGAAAACAAAGAAGGTGGACTTGATGCCTACTATCTTGCGAAAGCTATGATTAACGTGTTACAAGGTCGATTGAACGCTGCAGAAGCAGAGTTCAAAAAAGCTATTCGTATATCGCCTAATGACCCTATTATTTTAACTAATTATTCGGTAGCTTTAAGACTTTTGAATAAGAACGCTGAATCTAGTGAGCTCTTAATTAAAGTAATCAAGAGTTTCGGGTTTGTCGATAAAACTATGCTAAACAATATTTTATTCAACTCAATTCCTAATCTAGAACCAACATATCTTCAAGAGGCTGCTGAATACCTACAAACAGACGAAATGAATGATGATATAGATAATTTAATTTTGTTAAAAAAGGATTTACAACGAATTGATGTCTCATTGTTAGAGTTTCAGGAAATTATGGGGTTGTTGCGACCTATGGTTAATAAACGAACTAGACAGCAATTCATACCTAGATTTAGTATAGAAAATGGATTAGATAAGTATCTAAAGATAGAAATTTTTCTGAACGTAAATACGGAAGAAGCCTCTGAATTAAATTCAGAGTTTTTTGATATACTTATGGACTATGTTTTTGAAAATGATCGTCATAACTTACTTGGGAAGTTTTCTGTAGTACTCAAACAGTTAGAAAGTAGGTATGATGGTACTGAAAACCCAGAGGCCTTATACCTAGGTGTGAATGAAGAGCTGGTGGCTTAGATGGCTGTAGAGGTTGAAGATATTTATAAGCAAAAGTTTGCACTAGACAGTATTAGTTTTGAACCCATAGAGTCTTATGAAAGACTAAAAATTACTCGTGGCTATTACGCAGCGTTTCTATATGCCAGACAATTACTTAATACTGATGACTCATTAGAGTGGCACTCATGCCATCCAAACTCTAAAGACCCTCAAAAAGATAGGTATGGTTCTCATCAAAAAGTTTATATGAGTTTGATTCATTCGAAAATTAGAGTTTTATCTGAGATTGGGCAGACATTATTGCTTTACCACGAACTAAGAAAAAAATCAGATTATAATCTTCATCTTAATATTACTCCTGATGATATATCCAACGCGGAGATTTACTTTAATTCATGCAAAGAACGTATAGAGTTCTATATGAAGAATGGAGATCAGCACTTCACTAAGGCTAAAAAAGTTATTAATGCGACAGTAGGTCGTAATGGTGTCAAAACTAGTGGTTTGAAGTTATTAAAGTAAATAATGGTCTTATCGGATACAATAAAAAAGGTATTGTGGTTCATTTATGCAATACCTTTTTTGTTTCTATTAGTTTTGCTTATTAAAGAATCTAAGTTTCTCTATACATCTTATTACATGCCTTTAACCCAACCTCTATAGCCTCACTCAAGTCGGCACCTTTCTTAATGCTATAAGGCACGTTTGGAGTCATGTCATCACGCTTCAGAGATTTAGCAGCTGCCTTGTTAAGAGGGGTACCAATGGATGAGTCTTCACTATAGCCTGCAGGTTCAAAATATACCTCAGTGCCAAACTCTGGATAATAGACACAAGAGATCTCACCCGATGTCGTAAACGGGTAGGGTGTATCATGATCAACGGCCCAGAACACTTCATGCACCGCAACATCGCCAGAAACAAACTTATGGCTATCATCTTGAGCAGGAGAGCATGCAATCAAAGGTAAGACAAAGATGCTAATTAACCACCTGGGCATATCGATTCGCATGGCACACCATCCTTGTCACGATCTAGTCGCTTATTACCACACTTCAATGCCTGCTTAGCTTGCTCACAGTTAACCATTTGGCCACAAGTGCTAGGTAAGCCTTTGCACTGCGAACCACCAGAGCCTTTTGCAAATAATGGATGATCTACTTCGACAGGCTCTTTTAAAACGGTGTTGCTTTTGAAGGGGTTATCGATTGTAGTGACGGCAGCATTGGATGACATCGCAAATATAGAGAGCGATGTGGCCAGTATTAGTTTATGCATAGTTGAAGCTCTTTTCATTAGTTATTCATTCCATAAATCGCCATAGGTTCCACAATTTCTTTCTATCGCATTCATAGTTTCTTCTGTTTCATATTGACCAGCACGCCACGCATCCACGCTGACTTGGATGTATGCCTTACAATTAGCAGGTAAACCCGAATCGCCATATTTAGGCTCGCTATTAGGATCATTGCTACATGCCAAGATAGGTAGTGCCAACATGACGAGGAATAGTATCTTCATAAAGCTACCTTCCCAAAGAGCCTTCAAACTCTTCATCATCTATAACTACTTTGTAGTCGTTGTATTGAACATGCTTCAATATATAGACATCCGGATTATAGCTATAATGATAATTATATTCTGAACACTTGAACTTCATTCCATTATCGAACGCAATTACTTTGCCATGCTCGCAGCCATTAAAGCTGTTATCTGTCACAGATGTTTCATCTATAACACCGTAACCATCTTTAGCTAAATCTTCTAAATCTGACGCCGAAGCGCTAAGAGAGATCATTCCAAATAACAAAATAGCAGATATTTTTTTCATAAAAGTCCTTATTTAATCCCAATCCAAAGCTTTGCGATACATGTACCAATCCAGTTGCTGTATCTTCAAGTACACTTAGTCATTGAATCTAAAATAAAACTGATAATCATTAGTCTTTCATGATGACACAGTAAAAAAATGTTCATCAAATTTAACCGATTAGTAGGATTTTAGCAACATTAATAAGCACCTATAATTTGCGATAACCTCTTAAGTATAGTTGCATAAATGCTAATTATAGGAATTTTCGTAAAATCCAGGATAGCATTTGAAATGCGAACCTATGAAATTAATGCAGTAGAATGAAAGGCTTTTTGTTTAATATGATCGGCTGGCAAGAACATGTCAGTCGGTTGTTAGTTTGGATATCTCAAGCTTGTTCTGATCACCATGCAGCCAACGACCGTATCGCTTAATAAGCATCTGTAAGCTATGACCCAATTGGTTGGCAACAAATACTGGGTTCACGTCTGACATGAGCAGCATTGTGGCATAGGTGTGCCTAGCATTATATGCTGGGCGATGTCTTACCCTCGTAGACTTCATTGCTTCAATCAATCTCATGCGGGCAGGCTTTTCATTGTAGAAAGGCTCATTCGTTTCTGGACATATCATCACATAGTCATCACTCAGCTTCATAGCGTCCAGTGCTTCAAATGCACGCTTCGAGCGGTCATTCAAATATACTTCACGCGCTGTATGAGTTTTGGTGACTTGCTTCTCAACGCCGCGCACACGGCTTTTATTAATGATCACTGAGCCGTTGAACCAGTCAACATCCTTCCATCTTAGAGCGTTCAGCTCACTAGGACGACATCCAGTCCAAAACGCTACTTCAAAATACCAATAATAAAAATGGTCCTTATCTGCCAAGTTCTTATCCAACCAATTTAGTAAGGCATTCATTTCATCACGGGTAAATGGGTCGGGTAGTCCTGACTGTACCTTTTTATTCTTAATCATGGCCATGGGGTTTTCTGCAGGCGTGATTAATCGAAGCTCAATGGCTTTTTCAAAGACACCGCGCAGTGGTACTAGGCAATTATTAAAGGTCTTGTCAGACTTGAAGTTAATGTCAGAGATGATGTCACGTATTAGATCAGACGTTATTTCGTGAATCGGTATCAGTGCCATTTCAGGCATCCAGTGCTTATTCAATGCACTCACGTAGTCTTTTTTAGAGTCAGTATTGGCTTCACAGTGCTTCAGATACTTTTGGGCGATTTCTTGGAATAGGGCGCCATCACCAACGATAACGCTATCATCATTAATCATTTCGCCTTTAGCGCTGGCGAGGTCTGCCTCTGTGAGCACACCCCACTCAGCCTTTGTGATTAGGTCACGTCTAATTTTAGCAGCTGCCTTGATGCCTTCCGCAGTGACTGGGTGTGGGAGCGTGACGTGATAGGACTTACCGTCTCTGCTAAAGTAGATCTGAATGCGTCCCGATCTAAGCCGCACGCCTTGCGGTAACGTATGTCTGCTTGCTGTGTCATCCACTTGTTATATCCTCTTATTGAGTAATATATATTATTACTTTCTCGCGTCCAAACAACGTTTTCTGGCCAGTGTTGCTTACGGTGAGGCAGTTTCTGCTCAGCAATGCCTGTTAATTTAGAGAACTGCTTGGCGTCCACCCAATCAAGGGGCGTTAGGCCCATTTGATGGAGTAGCTTTAAAATATCTTTATCCATAATTATCTCCGTCCTTCGAAATGGTTCTGACAATCAACGCACCGTTTGACACCACCAATAGCACGTCTCTTGCTTGGGATTTCTTCACCGCAGTCCTGGCATTCATCCAGCGATTCAGTATCAAATGTTGGTAGTACACGCAGCCGAGCTTGCATTTCAGCGTCTATGCGCTCACTAGCTAAGTCGATATCATCAGCCATCTTAATTACTCTCCACGTTGCTGCCACAGATAGGGCAGGTCTTTGCTGGCATGTCTAGGTTTAAATCAATAGCCAATAACTCAGCGGCTAAGGCTTCCATTTCTTGCGGGGATTTATAGTCTGGCATGTGTATCCCTAAAACGTATCGGTGATGAAGTTGCGAATACCAAGCATTTCAGCATTTTGCTTTAGATTGGTGGTTTCGATGTAAGGGCGATTTAACCTATACTTACTGCATTCAATGTAGGCAGTGGCGGCTTCATGCGTGAAGCAAGCAGTAACGAATTTTGGTACAAGCATTACTGTCAGCTTGATGTACTCATCATCATTAACTTTTACCTCGTTAGCTCCGTCAGCAATCTCTTCTAGTGCAGTGAATCGGTCTTCCCAATCCTCGTAAGTGTCACCCTCACCGTCGTCAAGCAGCCAAATATCTTCGGTTTTATAAAAACTGCTGAAACGACCTTCTTCATTGGCGCATACAAGGTCAATCTCATATACGCAAAACAACTGCCGATAAGAGCTAACATCATTAAGGCGTTTAAGCTCGGTTGCTGTCTCAGTTAAATTAACTAGGCTCATCACTCTCTCCCGTAAGCATTAGAAATAAACAGATTGGCATGACTCGCTGTCTTGGCTTGCTCAGATGCCTCGTATACTTCATCGTCAAACCCATTCATAGGGTCTGTGACGTAGTTGTCATCGTCTTGCGCTAGATACGCCTTATGTTCGGCAATCATCGCGTCTTGCCCTGCTTCCTGACGCTCAAAAGCCTGATTGATATACTGCACGCCAGCCGTTGCTGCTGTCATACCAAGAACCAATAATGCGATAACGCCAATGCTGGCTAGAAAGTCTTTGATTGAGTTCATAATGGTTACTCTGTGTCGATGTGATGTATATAATAATAACCATAGTTATAATAACTGTCAATAACCAAAGTAATTAAATGCTAAAACAGTTATTTTTTTATTACTATAAGACTAATATTTATTACTTTAAGAACTATAACGGTCATGACTAAACTGTAAATAATTGTTAAAACGAAATTTTAGGCACAAAAAAACCGCCCATATAGGACGGTTATTAGTAGATTCTAAGAAAGAAAATTTATGATTTAGCTTTTTAGCCAGTCGATAGCGCTTTTTTGGACGTTATATGAGTGCCAATTACCTATATCTACCTTTATGACGAACAAGATATCATCATGATCAATGTAATTTAACAAAAAATCTCTAACTTGCTCAGATGTCTTTTCAGAACGTATTATCCACTGGGATGCTGTTGGTTTAGCCCAATAGTCATTAGAAATATTTTTAATACCACGTGCTATCTTTTCATAATCTCTGTTCCTAACTAAATCATAGGTTATAGAGTAAAAAGCCATTTTTTCACCTCATGCTATCGCCAGTCTCAAGCGTGCTGACGCTGACGCCTATTTACTATTAGTTTTAAAAGACTATTGAAAAAACAAAAAACAATATTAGCGCGCCTACGACAATCGTTGTCATCGATATTTTTTGTTTAGGGCTTTCCGGAATGGGTGGGGGTGTAGGCTGGCTCGGAGTATCGTTATATTTTCTTAAACTTTGCGGCGATTCAGCTAAATCCTCAAGGTTCAAATCAACCCAAGCGCCGTACATAGGATGATCTCCTCTATATATCTTGCATCTTACAGACAGAGTATCTCTATTGCCTTCGCATAGGTGGCGATAACGAATAGCGTCTTGCTTGGATAAATACCCCAATGTCTCATAAGAAGAAACAACAGCTACTGCATTTTTGTCGTAAGGGTTATTTGGCTCATATACTAATTCGACATCAACAAAAGCAGATGCGCCTTTCTTAAGAGAATTAGGGTTTTTGTAGTTTTTGTCTAAAGCAGGTTGATAGTTCGATTCACCCACAATTGGGGTGTTGAACTCATACCCAAAATGCCAGTCCGTCATCTGCAAAATCCTTTTATTAATGCTTTAAGAATGAATATCGCACCCGTCCAAATAGCGCGAACTGATTAAACGTATCACGAGTAATTAACTGATCTGGGTAGGTGTCTTTGTCAGTATTATCTGATTTTAATATCACCGTGCCATCTAAATTTTTAATGGTGCGCTTACACATCATTTCGCCATCAGCATTAAACACGTAAATCTTATTATTAATAAAGTTATCGTATTCGCTTTCATTGGTGTTTACCAGCATTAGAGTGCCATGCGGTATGGTATTACCCATGCTGTCACTACAAGCGTGCATCAGCACCAATCCATTGCCATCAATGGGTAGGTCGTTATCTCTTAGAAATTCAACGGTAAACGCTTGGGTATGAGAATCAGGATGTTCAAGATTGACGTATCCATTTCCACAGCTGGCTTTGATATCCAAATATTTAATATCAACCAATCCATAATCTGTACGACCGCCAATAATAATATGATCTGAATTCTTGGCATCCTTTGAGTAGTCCCTGTCTTTTTCGTTAGACAGCGATGACTTAGTCACGCTTCCTATGGCGCCTTGATCAAGCATCTCTCCAATGCCATTTGCCAGCCAATCAATATTAACCTCAAACACCTTGGCTAGCTCGCTTATATAAGTAGTCCGCTTTGTAAGCCCTTTTTCTATCTTGTAATAACTTGGCTGAGACATACCAGTGGCATCTGCCACATCTTGTTGAGATAGATTCAACCTGTCTCTAGCCAGCTTAACCCTCTCTGCTAATGTGCTCATTAATAACCTCCAGTTATTACAGTTATTTTAATAACCTAGGTTATCAATGTAAAATGCTTAAAGTTATTGATTTATAATAACTAAAGTTATATTATTAAGGGGTAATTATACCTAGGGTAATAAAAATGAATCCCAACAATCCTTATAAAGCTCTCGTCAGCTATTTCGGCAACCAGCATAAAACAGCTAAAGCCTTGGGCTGTAGCCAGCCTGGTGTATGGAAATGGGTTCGAGGCAAATCTAATATGTCAGCTGCTTTGGCACTAAAGGCAGAACGAGTAACTAATGGTGAGTTCAAGGCCGTCGATCTTTGCCCTGCACTAGCATCGCCTGAAGCCACTGATTAAATACTACAACCAACCCTTAATCAATAACACGTTTTTATAAAGAGGAAGGACACGCATGGACGTTATCGACGCAGCACACAAGACGGTACACAACCCATCACACGGCGGTTCAACAGCTATTGCTGCACGTATGGGTATGTCTAACACCGTACTCAACAACAAAGTAAGCCCAACTTGCAACACACATCATTTGCGTCTGGATGAGGCGGTCACGATCATGGAGTACACAGGCGACACTAGCATCATTCAAGCGATGGCTCACCGTCTTGGTGGTGTGTTCTGTACGGTTGAAGGTGAGGCGACGCAGGCAAGCATACTTATGACAGCACTATCTACATCTGCATGCCAGGGTGACGTTATGTCTGAGATGCACAAGGCGCTAGAAGACGGTCGCATTGATTGCAATGAACGTGATGCGCTACAAACCAAAATTCAAGACACGATGAAGATGCTACGCACACTCAGCGTCCAAATCACAAATCATTGTGAGGGTAATCATGCATAAGATTGATCAGTGTAAAGCTAGCCAGCTAAGAACAGCTTTAGTTGTGACAGGTAATGATGCAGACATCAAACGTGAGTTTGAACGTATCGAACGTGCTTGCCAGCACAAACAAGGGTGGGAGCTTAAACACAAAGCAGACGCCCAAACAAAAACCCCATCAGTTGGAGCTGATGGGGTTTAGGCGTTTCTTTAATACTTAAAACTCGATGAAGGAAATATTACTATGAATATTCAGACTTTGCAAACAAATAATCAAACAATGAGCAGTCGAGAAATCGCAGAGCTTTGCGACAAGAACCATTTTCACGTCAAGCGCGATATCGAAACGATGTGCCAACAAATCGAAATAGATGTATCCAAATTTGGTGGTATCTATTTCGATGCATCAAACCGCCAACAGACTGAGTACCTGCTCGATAGAGATTTAACCATTACTTTGGTATCAGGTTATAACGCAAAGCTACGCTACCGCATTGTAAAGCGCTGGCAAGAACTAGAAGCGCAAGCAAGTGCACCAGTTATTCCACAAACCTTGTCACAGGCGCTACGATTAGCTGCTGATCAAGCTGATTTAATCGATAAGCAGAATGAGCGCTTAGCGCTTACTGAGCCTAAAGCTGCAGCATTGGATGTTATCGACTGCGCTATGGGCAGTCTAAACGTTCGAGATACTGCCAAGGCGCTAGGTATTCCACAAAACAAGTTTGTTAATTGGTGCCTAGGTCATGATTGGATGTACCGCGACAAGCGCAACAAGCTAAAGATGAGTAGTATCCGCATGAAGCAAGGCTTTATGGAAGAGCGGGCAGTGACGTATCAAGGCAACAGCAACGAGCGAGTCGCAACCACTCAGCCGCTATTCACGCCAAAGGGCCTTACGCACCTTGCTAAGACTTTTGCCATCGTTCATGAGGTGGCCTAATGCATTTCGTTAATCACAACTTTACTGACCACGACTTTGAAACCAAGCATTTGAACCGTATCGAGAAAACCATCTATCTTGATTTGCGTTCTATCTACTTATCAACTGAAAAGCCTATCGATGGCAGTGATATGGACCTTCTGCAGCGCCGTCTATCTGTCACTGACGACGCTGAACAGCAAGCGCTAGCATTCGTACTAAAAGACAAATTCACCAAGGCTGGCAAGCTATTCAAGCATCCAGTATGGGACAAGATAATCAAAGATTATAAGTTTCAGCAGATCTCTATTGCACTTGGTGATATGACTAAGCGACTTAGAGCAGCTGGCGTAACTGTCGAAGCGAATGCTGGCATGTCAGCTATTAGAGAGCTATACATTCAACGCTTTGGTGGCGACAAGCTAACACGAATCACGAATAACGCTAATGTCATGACGAATGAAGCGAATGTGAAAGCGAATAAGGCGAATGTCATGACGAATGATGGCGAATACAAGCTAACTTCTAATGACGAACGTAAATTTATGGTTGATAGCTTAAAAGGTGTTGGCGAATCAGTCACGCTAAAGACTTCTATAGCAACGCTTAGAGAGCTTTATACCAAGCGCTTTAATAGTGATAGCAAAACAGATGCTACTAACGCTATCCATCAAGCGAATGGCATGACGAACACTAACGCCAATCCAATGACGAATGCAGCGAATGCAATCACGAATGAAATTAACGCGGAAAATGACACCATAACTACGAACCATGAACCAGAAACCAATAACCAGAAACCAGTTAGTGAGGACGCACACACAAACACAGGCGAGGTGATTGTGGATAAGTTTAACCATGGTTCTGTGGATAACTCTACTGATGACAATCAACCATCAGACAGCCAACCAGTACCAGTTGAACCAGTAGCATCTCAGTCATCAGCCAACCAGCCAGCAACCAAAGCTGACCAGATACGTGACCAACGTGCTGATGATATTGAGAATTGGGAAGCACCAACCATTGATGAAATGCGCGGTGAGTTATTCAAAGCAGGCAAGATGATACAGCTGACCGATGATCAGTATCAGTTTGAAATCTCAGCATTCAAAGGTCATTACGCTGAGCAAGCGCTCAAAGGCAATCCACTGATCACAGAGTCTTATCGCAAAGTAAAGCTAATCAAATGGATGATGCGTGAAGCAAACAATCAAAAAGCCGATCAAGCACGTCAGGAAAAAGCTAAGGGCCGTTTCTCTACAGATAACGAGGATTGGGGAACCACGGGTAACAAAGGCGATTCAAACTTTGATAGCGACTTACCGCCTGTCTACCATCCAAGCCACAGCCCAGGACAGCCTACTGATGAGTATGCGCCACTGTTCTTGAATGGCTGCAAGCGTCCACCTTTACTGGGCATGACTAGTGCTGAGACGGAGGCGCATGTAGATAGATATGTTCAGTCTGGTGAAGCTCGAGTAGCAGCTTATGATCGTTTATCAAGAGAAATGAAGGAGGCGGTATGAAGCAATTAACGCAAGAGATATTTAATGGCATGCCTAAATGGGTTAAAAGCGCCCGCATAGACAAAAAAGGGAAATTAGTTGTTTACAGTCTAGAGAAATCTTTAGTCACCAGAATTTTAAATAATGAGATTTTATTGCCATGGAACTGTGGCATATGGGACTCAGGGTACGACACTACGGATTGGCAGAACAGTGCGATAGATCGGGAGGCTGTATGAGTTATTTCGACGGGTACGCTCAAGGGCCACTAAATACAAACCAAAGCGTTAAGTTTAATCTAACCAAACGCGGTCAAAAAATACTAGATGACCATAATGCAGAGGTGAGAGCTACCTGCAAAATGTTGGGTGATTATAGCGCTACGAAGGTGGACGCTGATGGTATGCATGTAATGCAGTTGCATGTAGCTATGAAAGTCTTTGGCGCTGCAAATACTGTAGGCACGGAGTCACCTTTTGAAAACTGCGTTATGACTATTTTGCGGTAAGCAAATCAATCTACTTGGAGGTTGTATGAAGCAACATAGAACAACAGGACTAAAGGTTATTAGCTCACCACACGTCAAGTCAGATAAGGTCGAAGTTACTTACGAAGATATGAGCAAGAAGACAATGACGCCTGCTGAATTTAAACAAATGCATAAGGATGTTGAAGCATGATTTTAATTGGGATCGACACAGGCGTTAAGACAGGCTTTGCTCATAGCATTGATGGTGTACTTCAGGAAGTGTCTACTCAAAGCATTCTTAGTGCACAGGACAAGGTCTTGGATATAAGAAATGAAGCTGCACAGTCAGACGTGAATCTAGTGGTTTGTATTGAAGATGTCCGTAAGCGCAAATGGGTAGATCCTAGTATTGGTAGTGAACGCTTAAAAGGTGTTGGCTCAGTCACACGAGACTGCAGTATCTGGCAAGAGTTCTGTGAGCGTAACGGCCTACGTCACATCTTGGTGCCACCAGCTTATATCGACACCAAGCGCAAAGCCAAAGACTTTGAGATGATCACTGGTTGGACTGCTCGCACATCTGAGCACGCTCGAGACGCTGGCATGATGATTTATAAATACCATCGATTAATTGAAAAGGGTGTGGTCGACGTGCCAGCGCCTAAGCCAATCAAAAAGAAAGGGAGTAAATGATTATGGATTGGAGGTATTGGCCAGAGTGTTTTCATGCGCTATTAGCGATGATTTATAACGTGGTATTAGTATTAGCTGTGTCATTTACTGTGCTTGAGCTATACAAGCTGTCAGGATCATTATTGGCATTGCTTGGGTTCGTAGCGCTGCTAATGGTTGCAAAGGTTGGTTTTAAACGTGATTGAGGATAGGGCTTTGACTGATTTACCTAGAGTTACCAAAGGCGATTTATGGCGCGACGATAAAGGCGGTATTGGCAAAGTTATCTGCAAGCTACACAAGATAAAGGTTGAGTTAGAGGATGGCGAAATAGTGAAGTTGAATTATCGTCAATTCAGAGAGCGCTTTAAGCCATATGTGTTAATGCGCACAACATTCAACATTGGCTACCATGAGGCAGGTGAAAGATGACTGATATCGAAATCAAGACCGAATGGATCGATAAGGCAGGCGAGGCAATGGAAGTGCTGCATGTCGATTATGATAAAGGCGAACTTAGGTTTAAGTGGCTTAACAATCCAAATCGTACAAGAGAAAGAGTTATATCTATTGATAAGTTCCTCCGTTACGCTGTGCCAGTTGTCCGAGCGCAAGAAGTGTCAGATAAGCCTGAGCCAGCAAAGGAAAAGTCTAAGCATGGTCAGTTTACCTGTGCATGGATTGATGAGTTGCCTAATAACTTTGGCCAGTCTCCAAACTTACAGTTATCAAACCAAGATTGGCTCGAACAAGGAATGCATGCCAAGACTGTTAAGTTTAATATTGGTGCCGGTGGATTACCGCCAGAAGTAAACTGGGAAGACCATTGCGCTGCCATTGCCATGATTGACGACAAGCCAGCCAAGGCGCTGGCAAGTATATTGCTATGGGGTAGCGACACTAACTGGAATTGGTCACGTCATTTCGATGAGGTTGTGCAGTATCTAGCAGACAATATGATTGAGCGCTGCAATAAAGATAAGCGTGCTGCACCGCAGGCATGTACTCATAGCCTGCCTGAGCTGGCACGATTGATGGCACGTATGGTGCTGCATTTTGAATTGTACGAGCTGTGGGATATATACACAGTGAAAGGTCGGTTGCAGTTCTCAGGAATAGAAGTAAAGGCTAGTTCTTATACAACATTATGGGTACGGTACCAGCGTCAAATAATGGATGATCTCATTGATATGGTATGCACGGCTGATCAGTATATCAGTAGCTATCGCGGGCAGCTTAACAGAGTAGATGATAACGCTTGACGCACCGTGCCAGATTAGGGTAGTATTTGTCATACTGCTAAATGGTAACAGATAAAGCAGAATATAAAAGACGACAGCTTAATTGCTCTCGTCTTTTTTTATGCCTGATTGATTTAGCCGCAGTCAGCACATGCCATAGAGATACCCGCTAGCAGGTGGCACTGCAAACCAAATCGAAGTCTCCACTGACTGATGCACGTTGCATGTGGCGTGTAGTCATCATGATGTGTTGGCGAACTTCTTATCCCGACGGTAGCTCAGCAGGTAGAGCGCATTACACTGATGTATGAGGTCGCAGGTTCGAGTCCTGCCCAACGGGCCAAAGCATTCTGGTACCCTCATTCATGACGGTACCAAATATTCCTTACCCACGTTAGCAATAGCGTGGGCTTTTTTATGTCTAACGTTTGGTAGCGAGGCTGTTGTTATGCGATACGAGTGCACAAGCGAAACGTTGTACAACAACTACCGAACAGGCGAGACGCTAGAGTATAGAGGCTCAAACCTAAAGCTACTTACTGCTAGAGCCAACAACGGTAACAGCGATGCTAAGAAGTGCATGGCTTTGATTGAGCCAGATAACAAAAAATGGAAGCCAAAGTCATGCCGTCCACACCTTGCCGTCAATACCGATGCCCGAACTTAGTTAAACGAAAAGACAAAGGATACTGTGATGAGCATGCAGACCAAAGAAGCAACTGGACCAAGCGACCAGACAGAGCAGGCAGCACAACCAAGCGAGGTTATGGACATGCTTGGCGTAAGCTTCGTGCGCAGGTACTTGATCGTGATGGTCATCTTTGCATGGCTTGTAAGCAAGCAGGTAGGTTCGTGCCAGCAACCGACGTCGACCACATAATTAACAAAGCAAACGGCGGTACCGACGAGCTTGAAAACCTACAATCGCTCTGTAAAAAGTGTCACCGAACCAAAACGGCCAACGAATAAAGGGGGAGGGTGGGTAAATTGTTCAGCCGGAAGCCCGACGTGACCGCCCCCTAAAGTACATTTTTACGCGCGTTTAATTAAAAGTTTAGCCCATTGACTAAGCTAAGGAATTTGTGATATGGGAGGTTTGGCAGCGGTACCAGGTCGAGGTCGCAAGCCGGACCCGAAAAAATCTAAAGGCAAAAATATCAACGTTCCAGAATTTAGTAATGTGACTGATATTGACCCGCCCGATTATATGGACGGCCTAGAGTTTGCGCCGATGATTTGGCGCTCGATAGTACCTGAGCTCTTAGAAAACGAGCTGCTAAAAATTACCGATATGCATAACGTCGAAGTTTTCTGTATGGCCTATGATAACTATCGTGAGTGCCAAAAAGAGATTGCTTTAAACGGTATAACTTTAGCCACTGAAGGTGGAAGCACAATCAAGAACCCAGCATTAACAGCACTTAATGAAGCAGTAAGACAAATGGCGACTTTTGGTAGTTTGCTTGGCCTTGACCCATCTTCCCGTCAGCGCTTAACTGGCGTTGGCAATAAAGAACAAACAAACCCATTTTCAGGTGTCCTTAATATGTAGATGCTCAAGCGAGATACTATGGCCGATTATCCTAATGTTGATATCGCCAATAAGTGGGCAAGGGCAGTTGCTAAAGGCAAAGTTCCAGCGTGCAAATGGGTTGTTCTGGCTTGCCAACGCCACTTGGACGACTTAAAAGCGTCAAAAAAACGCAACTATCCATATAAATTTGACCCAAAAGCTGCCGAAAAAAAGATACTGTTCGTTGAATTGCTACCTCATACGAAAGGTGAGTGGGCCTTAAAACGATTAAAAATTCAGCTTGAGCCATGGCAAAAATTTGGCATCGCAGTCACGTTCGGTTGGATGCGTAAAAAAGACGGCTTCAGACGATTTCGAGAATCCTATTGGGAGGTACCGCGTAAGAATGGTAAGTCTGCAATCGCAGCGGGCGTCGCTCTTAATATGTTTGCGAATGATGGTGAGTTTGGTAGTGAGGTTTATTCAGGCGCGACAACAGAGAAGCAAGCGTGGGAGGTCTTTAAACCAGCGCGTTTAATGGTCATGCGTTCGCCCGATCTAATAGCGGCCACTGGCATACAGATTAACGCGGCAAGCCTTGAGCGTCCTGATGACGGCTCATTATTTGAACCTATTATTGGTGACCCGCCAGATGGCCAGTCGCCGCATTGCGCTATTGTCGATGAGTACCACGAGCATCCTGATAGCCGTCTGTATGACACAATGCAAACGGGTATGGGCGCGCGCCGCCAGCCGATGATATTTGTTATCACGACAGCCGGTCATAATATCGAGGGCCCTTGCTACGAGCTGCGCAGCCGTGTGCAAGACATGCTATTAGGTAACGTGCCAGATGATGAGTTGTTTGGCTGGATTTGGAGTATTGACGAAGGCGATGATTGGACCGACCCAAAAGTGCTGATCAAAGCCAATCCTAATTATGACGTCTCTGTCTATGCTGACTTCTTAGAGTCCCAACAAACCAAGGCGATTAACAACGCCAGCCGTCAAAACTCTTTTAAGACCAAGCATCTAAATGTTTGGGTATCTGCAAAATCTGCATTTTTCAATATGGAACATTGGCGGGCGTGTGCTGATGACAGTTTAAGCCTTGATGATTTTTCAACCACGCCTTGTGTGATGCCAATTGACTTGGCGTCAAAAATCGATATTGCGGCACGTATTAATCTGTTTTATCGCTATGAGGACGATGGCAAGCTTCATTACTACTGCTTGGCACCATGGTTTTATTTACCAGAAGACACGGTTTATAAGGGTGATGAGAAACAAGCGGTTGAGCGGTACCAGAAATGGATGAATCAAGGTTTACTTGAAGTGCATGATGGTGCTGAAAATGACCTGAATGCCATCGCTGAAGATTTGGTTTCTGATGCAGGTAGCTTTCCATTAACCGAAGTGCCTTACGATGAATGGGGTGGCTTCCAAGTCGCCGCCACTATTGAAGCCGCAGGGTATGACGCCGTAAAGATTCCTAAGACGGTCAAGTCTTTCTCTCCTGCTATGCGTGAACTAGAAGCAGCTATGAAAGGCGGGCGGTTCCATCACGATGGCCACCCAGTCCTATCTTGGATGATTGGCAATGTCGTATCACGAGAGGATGCAAACAATAACGTATTCCCGCGTAAAGAAACAAACTACAAGAAGATTGATGGCGCTGTTGCTCTGTTAATGGGTATCAGCCGTGCAATGGTGCTGGCAGGTGATGGTGCCGCAAATAGCTTGGACAATTTTACAAACAATCCAATTATGGTGGGTTTATGAAGAAGCAGATAGGCCCTATTAGAGCCGCGATATTGGAATGGATGGGTGTTCCACATCAAATAACAGATTTAACTAGCGGTCAAATTCTTGACTTGATGGGTGGTAATAGTACATCAAGTGGGAAGCATGTGACTGTGGATAGCGCATTACAGTTATCGACGGTATGGGCATGTACGCGCTTACTGAGTGAAACGATATCGACGCTGCCTATTAAGGTTTATCAAAACAATAAGGACGGTAGCCGAACAGTAGCTAAGACTCACCCACTGCATAAACTGCTTTCGCAAAAGCCAAACGCTGAGTATACGCCTAGCCGTTTTATGTTGATGATCATTGCAAGCATCTGCTTATGGGGAAACGCCTATGTTGAAAAGGTTTATTTCGGTACTCGCTTGGTGTCTCTTGACATTCTGCTGCCTCAAACAGTACGTCAAAAGAGATTAGAGAATGGCGCCCTTGAATACAAAGTAGTTAAAAATGGTAAAGAGCGAATCATACCTGAAGATGCAATGATGCATATTCGTGGTTTTGGTATTGATGGACTAGCAGGTTTATCCCCAGTAAAGCAAGGTCGTGAGACCGTTGGTAGCGCAACAGCTGCCGATCAATCTGCTGGTAAGTTCTTTAAAAAAGGCATGCAGCCGTCAGGGTTTTTAAGTACTGATGTGTCGCTTAAAAGTGAACAGCGTGAGCAGATTAGAGACAATGTTACCAAGTATGCTTCAAGTGAAAATGCTGGTCGTATCATGGTTCTTGAGTCTGGGATGAAGTATCAGAACATTACGATGAATCCAGAAGCGGCGCAGCTGCTACAAACGCGCAGTTTTAATGTTGAAGAGATATGCCGCTTGTTTCGTGTTCCGCCATTCATGATTGGTCATATGGATAAATCATCGAGCTGGGCATCATCAGTTGATGGCCAATGGCTCCAGTTTTTAACTAATACATTGCGTCCGATACTAGTCAATATTGAGCAAGAGATACGCCGGTGCTTATTAAGTCCTCTTGACGCTGACAACATTACAGTCGAATTTTCGGTTGAAGGACTGTTAAGAGCCGATAGTGCTGGACGCTCTGCTTACTATAACTCGGCATTAAATAATGGATGGATGAGCCGTAACGAAGTACGACGTCTTGAGAATTTACCGCCTATTGAGGGCGGTGATAAATATACAGTGCAGTCTGCTTTGATTGGTATTGACCAAGTGGGCACAAATTACGGAGCAAAAGATGAACCGACGCAGTCAACTACCTAAAGCGCCAGAGAAGAAACATCGTGCGCAGGCTCATACAGATGTTACACCCAAAGCGCTTGAGCTATGGGACGGCACTATTAAAGCTGCAGATACAAGTGAAGATGATAATGTCATCAATATCTTAGATACCATCGGCTATGACTGGTGGACTGACAGTGGTACCACGGCACAGCGAATCAATGCTGCTTTGCGTAGTATTGGCCGAAACAGTGATGTCATCGTAAATATTAATTCACCAGGCGGTGATGTCTTTGAAGGCTTGGCGATCTATAACTTATTGCGTGAACACAAAGGTCACGTGACCGTTCGAGTGCTTGGAGTAGCAGCTTCAGCTGCATCATTTATTGCGATGGCTGCTGATGAATTGCAGATTGCACGTGCTGGCTTTTTTATGATTCACAATAGTTGGACTATCGCTGGCGGGAACCGCAACGACTTACGCGATATCGCGGACTTCTTAGAGCAAATTGATACTACGATCGCTGATGTTTATCACGTTCGCAGCGGTGTTGATGCAGATGAGCTGTCCGCCCAAATGGATGCTGAAACATGGATCGGCGGTAAGAAGGCTGTTGAAATGGGGTTTGCTGACGGTTATCTGGATTCGGATGTTATTACCAACGATATAGATAATAAGCACACTTCAAATGCTGTCCGTAAGATGGACCGCTTGATGGCTATGCAAGGTATTCCACGAAGTGAACGCCGTGAATTATTCGCAGAATTAAAACAGAGTACGCCAGACGCTACTCAAAACAGTACGCATGACGCTGCTGACATTAAAGACTTGGTCGAAGGTTTGCGCGCTCTTGCCGCTAATCCCTACCAATTGAAAGATTGACGCTATTCAAACCTAATTTAATTATTACCCCATATTCCACCGTCTGGTGGTTTTTCTGTTTTTGGAGACAAACAATGTCAGATTTAAATATTAAAGCGGAACTCGAAGCTGTCAATAAGCAGCTAAAAACTGCTAATGAAGTGCTGCTGCCACAAGCTGAAAAAGCTTTGAAAGAAGCGCGTGAGCATGGCGAAGTTAGTGCAGCTACTAAGGAGGCTGCTGATAAAGCCTTGACTCTTGCGAACTCGTTAGAAGTTAAGCAAAACGCTCTTGAGGCTCAGCTTGGCGAGGCTGAGCAGTTGTTCAAGCGTAATGAAAACAATGCTGGTCGTCCATCTGCTAAAACGATTGGCCAAACGGTTGCAAGTTTTGAGGGTTTGGCAGAGTTTGCTAAAAACCTACAACATGGCGAAAAGTTACGTATTCCAATACAAGATGCGTTAACAACCGCTGATGTGCCTGGTGTTATTGAACCTATGCGATTGCCTGGTATTGATCAGCAGCCTAAACAGCGTTTATTTATTCGTGACCTTATCGCGCCTGGTACTACCGAAAGTAATGCTTTGTTTTGGGTGCAGCAGACAGGCTTTACTAATAGAGCTGCCATTGTACCAGAAGGCACTAAGAAGCCTTACAGCGACATTGAGTTTGCAACTAAAATGACGCAAGTTGGTACTATCGCTCATATGTTTAAAGCGTCTAAGCAGATCCTTGATGATATGAGCCAGCTAATGTCAACGATCGATGCTGAAATGCGCTTTGGCCTTAAGCAAGAAGAAGAGCGCCAATTGTTATTTGGAAACGGTACCGGTAGTAATTTGACTGGTATTGTGCCACAAGCAACCGCATTCTCGTCTCCATTCGATCCTGAAGCACCTGTTACTAATATCGACATCGTTCGCTTGGCAATGTTACAGGCACGTCTTGCTCGTTTACCAGCAACTGCCACAGTTATGGATTTCTTAGAATGGGCAAAAATTGAGCTCACTAAGAATAGTCTTGGTAATTATATTATGGCCAATCCAATGAATCTGGTCGGTAATACGCTGTGGAGTTTGCCAGTAGTAGATACGGACGAGCCTGATTTCCGTGGTAAGTTCTTGACTGGTGCATTCGCAAGTGCTGCCCAAATCTTTGACCGTGAAGAAGCCAACGTTATTATCAGTACTGAAAACGATACTGACTTTGAAGACAACATGGTTTCTATACGTTGCGAAGAACGACTTGGATTAGTCGTTAAGCGTCCTGAGTCGTTCATTTTTGGCGACTTCGCTGCAGCTAAGACTTTACTGAACGCTTAACTACTTAACGAAACTTTATTTTCAAAAAATACAATAAACGAAACTCGTCTAACGGGTTTCGTTTTTTTATTAATCCAAAGTTAATTATTTCAGTTAGCTTTGCATTAACAAAAAGGAGTAGTAGCTATGTTTATTCGTACATTGAAATACATGATGGTAGGTCGTACTACTGTCGCAAGTGGTAAAACAGTAAAGGTCAATGCTGTAGAAGGCAAAGAGCTTGTTGCCAAAGGCTATGCTGTCGAAGTTGATAAGCTTGATAAAGAAGAAGTTGATGCCAACGCTGAAAAATTAAGCAAGGCTGAATTGGCAAAAATTGCCAAGTCTGAAAAGGCAGCCAAAGCTAAAGCTGATAAGGAAGCAGAAGAGCGTGCTATCGCTGCTGAAGAGGCTAAAGCAGAAGCTGATAAAGCTACCAAAGAGTAACCTAAGACTACTAAGGGTAAATAACCAATGGTGACACTTGAGCAGGTGAAATTTCAATGCCGCATCGAGCACGATGATGAAGATGCGCTGCTGGCTGGATATATGGCAGCTGCTCGTGATCATATCCAACAGCATCTTGACCGAACCATTTATGAATCGGCGGTACCAGATGATGATGAGTATGGTGTTATCGACAATGCTTCCATTGATCAGGCGACTTTGCTAATGATTGGCCACTGGTATGCCCATCGTGAAGCTGTGTCTGAGTCATCTATGAATGAGATGCCGATGGGTACTTATTGTCTGCTACAGCCTTACCGCCGAATGGGAATCTAATATTATGTCATGTAAAGGATGCGAGGCACGCCGTGAGTGGATTAAACGAAGAGCCGATGAAGCAAGAGATCGCGCAAAGCGACTCATTGCCAAGCTTAATAGCGCTAGCGACAAAGATAGTCGAACAAAATAACGTACTAATCCAGCAGTCTAGTGAGAAAGAAAAAATCATATTGCGACTGCTTGATCAGCACGATGAGATATTAAATGAGCTCGTTGATCAACAAGATGACGACGATGAGCAGACGGGCTCAACCTTTTTAGATGGGTGAATGATATGGCAATCAAGGCAGGCGAGTTAAGACATCGTGTCACTATCCAAAGCTACGTTAAAGGCGGCCGCGATGATGATGGGTATGAATTGCCATCAGAATGGATTTTCTACAAAAAAGCGTATGCCAAAATCACGCCGCTCTCTACTAAAGATTTACTTAGCGCACAAGCTGCAGACTCTGAAATAACGGCTCGAATGAAAGTCCGGTATAGCACTGGTCTTGATATCGATACCACTATGCGCGTTGTTTGGAAAGGCCGGTTATATGCAATAGATAGCCAAGGTCTTGATGATAGCGATAGTGGCTTGGAATATACAACGTTCACTTTGTCAGGCGGTATTGAGCAATTTAAGGATTAAGCCATGGCTAACGAAATCACTGGGCTTGATGGAGTGCAAGCCAAACTACGTCAGCTGGGCAATCAACGTAAAGCAAAGAACGCTGCTGTGCGTTCATCACGCAAAGCAATGAACATCGTTAAAAAAGCGGCTGTAGTCAACGCTAAAGCGTTTGATGACAAAGACAGCCCCGAAAAGATTTGGAAAAACATTGTTACCAAAGCTGGTAAAACCAAGGGTGTTGATAATGTCGTGATGAAGGTCGGCGTAAAAGGCGGCGCAAAAAATTATGGCACTAATGCAGACAACAGACGTGCAAACCGAATAGGACGCACTTATCAGACGCAAGGAGATAAGAAAAACCCCGGCGGTGACACTTGGTACTGGCGCTTTAAAGAGTTCGGCAGTGCAACTAATAGTGCAGATCCTTTTTTACGATCGGCGCTAAATAACAATATGGATGCAGTACAAGTTGAATTTTCCAGAGCATATAAAGAAGAGCTCGACAAGGAGATTGCCAAGCTATGAGTTTACCAATCTATCGAGCTTTAAAAGCTGATGCGGCGCTCGCCTTATTAATTGATGTAGAAGCAAAATTACATGAAGACGTAGCGCCACACGGCACAGCCCCGCCTTATATCGTCTGGCAAGCAATCTCAGGCCAAGCAAACAATCATTTGGACGAACCCGCTAATTTTGATGATACGCAGTATCAAGTCATGGTCTACGCAACCGATGCTAAATCTGCTTATGCGATACGCAACGCTGTGCGTACAGTGCTTGAGCAAAAATCTTGGATATCAAACCCTTCAATTAATCAGTATGACAGCAAGGCTAAGCTATACGGTCGCGGCTTCGATGCGAACTGGATATTAGCGCGTTAACTATTTACCAACCACACTAGGAGCCGATCATGGCTAAGAAAGAAAAAGGTGTACTTGCGCAGGGCACCAAAGTTTGGATTAAACACGGCGACGAGGCTGCGCCAACTCTCACTCGTATGGACTGTATTACTGGCATTGTAGTTGGTGATGACAGCCCTACTGAGATTGATGACACATGCCTTGATGAGCCAGATTCTTCTACATCAACATATGGTCTGAATAAGCCTGGCGAAGGTTCGATCACTATCAATACCGATCCTGAAAATGCTACGCATATGACGTTGCTACAATTAGCAGAAGATAAAGAGCTGGTGGAAGTGTTTGTAGGCTGGTCAGACGGCAAAGGCATTGAGCCTTCAATGGAAGCGACAGAAGTTACACTGCCCGAGACGCGTACATGGACTTCATTTGTCACACGATTGAGAGCGAGTCCTCCAACGTTTGACCCTGATTCACTGGTTAAGCATTCGGTCGGAATGAAGCGCCAGACTAAAGCGGTCACTGCGTACAAGCTACCCACGCCATAAACCAGTGACAATATGAACGAAAAATAGGCCCCTTAATTGGGGTCTAACTATTTTTAGGATATGAATTATGAAAAAGCTACAACTAACAGATATAAAATCAGGTTTGTTGGTGTCGCGCATCCGAGAAGAACGGATTGAGTTTATCCATGAAGGTGAAGAGTATGAAGTTGATGTCTTAATTAAGACGCTACCATTTATTGAAACCGAATCGCTACAAAAGCGTATGAACAATAAAGAAGAAGTGGCATCAGAGTGGATTGCTAAGTCATTAGTTGATGAAGAGGGTAAGCCGCAATTTACCAAAGCGCAGATTGATAAGAATTTTGTGCAACCGCTTGCCAGTGCTGTTTTTGATAAAGTATGGGGTGTTGATGACGTAAAAAAGATTCTGGAGAAGCAGAAGAACAAAAAGGAGTAATCGCTGGCGAGGATGAATTACTATTTGAACTGGCGCTAGCAGGTATCGGCGGTAACACGGTACATGAAGTTAAATGCAACCTAACATTATTTGAGCTTCGTCAATGGGCAGAGTATAGATCACGGCGTGGTAGTCTTAATATTGGTAGGCGTGTCGAGCAAGCCGCGGCTAATATTATTGCAATGAATATCAACAAAGGTCTTAAGAGTGAGGACTGGGTGGAGCCGCTTGATTTTATGCCGCATGAGGATGATGTGGTTGAAAGTTTTGAGAGTCAGATTAAAGATTAATCTGACAAATGTTGCTGAATAATTGCTGATGATTTATAGTTGGTGCTTATTAATAAGATATAGGTTTAATAATGAAACGTTTATTTTTATGTGCGGCTTTATCGCTAGGTATTTTGGGATGTGCGACATCATCAGGGTTAAACCCTACAACCTCAAAAAGTGAATTTGATAATACAAAAACAATTGATATCAAACCGCATGGGTTAAGCTGTAAAAACACTGGGGTGTATTGTCCTACACTTGGATTTAGATGGGAAGATAACAGCCCATCTACTGCAGCAATCCGCTTGGTTATACTTGACTTATATAGCGCTCAATCAATTGGCGGTGACTATGTAAGAATAGGCGACTTGCGATTAAAAATTGATGGGGAATTGGTGGCTTTAAGTCCAGTTGGTAGCGGGTTAACAAGTTATAATTACGATAAAATAACGGGCAGAACATCAACGCAAGCCTATGTTGTACCTAAAAGCCTACTAAATAAAATATATTCTTCAAAAGAGACTTTAGTGCAAATTGTGACCGACAAAGGGGATATTGAGGATTATATAGTTAAGCCTAATGCAGATACTAAGGCGTATCACGCGTTGAATCGATTTTTAGAAGCAATACCAAATTAATATAGAAAATTATGCGATACTCACCACGCCGCAAACTACCCGTCCAGCAATTAAATTGGGCGCAAATATGGGTAAATAACCTAATTGAGCATAGCCATTGGTTGCTAGTTGATTCGATACCCACTGGTTATTATGTGTATCTATATTTAGATGATGAATAGATAAAAGCTCACTTCGGTGGGCTTTTATTTTGAATAGTGTTTGCAACGAGTATGGTAATACAGTATATTTGCATTTGAGGCGTCGAAACCTCCTAATCAACTAGCGCAACCCACAAGCGTAATCGTGGTTTTTTTATGCCTATCTAAAAGGCAAACTCTCATAATAGTGACTCTGTGTCGTTGTGATAAACCACATGTTTCTATGTCGAGAGGGCGGCAGCCATACAATACCTTTCGTGGGGAAAACTGCCCGCCGTTCTAGTTGACGGTTTCGAACCTCTCGGCGCCCTTTATTGGGCAAATTCGAAGAAACAACTAGGAGTTCATCATGAACGCACTTACCTTTAATGGCACCACCCTTACCACTATCAATCAAGATGACCAAGTCTGGCTAACTTCTAGCGACTTGGCAATTGCGCTTGGGTATAAGCACATCAAATCTTTAAATAGGATTTATAATTCAAACGCTGACGAATTTACTGAAGCTATGACTAAAGTCATCGAGAGCACCGAATCGGTGGTCTCGGCGAAAACAAAGGGATTGACGGCAAAAATACGTATATTTTCATTACGTGGTTGTCATTTGCTGGCCATGTTCGCCCGTACCGATATAGCCAAGGCTTTTAGAGTTTGGGTGCTGGATATATTAGAGCGCGAAACCAAGACTACCTCACATCAACGCACACCACTGAGAAAAGCATGTGATCGCCTAGCAGTGGGAAATATGCTCATCAGTGATGCCTATAAGGTGGTCACCAATCACTATGATGTAGAGCATATTGACCAAATACCAGAGTCGAAACTGCCTGAAGCGGTCGCCTTCGTCTATGATGTGATACTGGCACGGCAAGCAAGCAATGCTAATAATGCAAAATATATTGATGATATGCACGGTATTGGCTCAAAGAAGGTTGAAGAGACCCGTCATGCAATCAGTGTGATTCAAAAAGCGCTGGCGTCATTGGATTGTGGCATCGAAGTCATCAAACAGAATAACGAGAAGCAGGCTAGCGTGTTTGAGAGTTTGAAAAGCCAAACCGCTAGAGTAGTAAAATGATTTAAAAAACTAAAATATTAAAAACCTCAGTCAGCAATGATTGGGGTTTTTTATTGTCCAAAATAAGGATTTACCAAAATGGCAACGACCTCGCTAGGTAGACTCACTCTAGATCTTGCTGTCCGCTTGTCTGAATTTAGTGAGGGCCTATCACGTGCTGAACGTGAGACTCAAGAGAGAACGCGGCAAATGGGTGAGTCAGTAAGCAATTTCCGTCAACGCGTAATGGATGAGTTAGGAGGCACGCAAATTGGCGGTGTTATTGATAGCCTAAATGAACGATTTGGTGCGCTATCAGGCGGTGGGCTTGCTGCTGGTGGCGCCATAGCAGGAATGGCTGTCGGTGGTATCGCTGTCGCTGCTGGTGCGCTGACGGCTATGGCTTTAGAAACAGCAAAAGCGGACGTCGAACTACAGATCATGGCTAATACTGCTAACACTGGGCTAAAAAGTTTTCAGGTTCTCACTTATGCCTCAGCGCAATTGGGTGTAGAACAGGATGCTTTGGCTGGTATTTTAGCCGATACTCAAGAAAAGCTTGGTGAATTCTCAGCTACTGGCGGGGGCGGCGCAGCTGACTTTTTTGAAGCGCTGCAGAATAATACTGAAATGACAGACGAGCAAATACGTGAGCTTGGCAAGACGCTACAAGGAAAGGATGGTGCTGAAGCCATCCAATTAGTCAAAGATAAAATGGATGCACTTGGAGCGACATCGCAAGAACAGCGATTTGTTTTTGAAAGCCTAGCGGGTGATCTTGGCAATCTTATGCCGCTTTTTGCTAATGGAGGTGCAATACTCAATGAGTATGGCAAAGAGCTTGAGGACGCTGGTGTTATCAAAACCAAAGAGTCTATTGAGCAATCACGACGGTTGACCGCGCAAACTCAGGCAATACAAACTCGCTTTGAAGGCTTTAAGACACAGCTGTCAGTCCAGATGATGCCTGTACTGAACAGTCTTATTGGTTACTTTGTTAGTGGCGACAGCAAAGGTAGTAAGTTCGGCTCAACAATGGAGTCTGTAGGTTTTATCGCTAAATCTGTTGGGGCGGGAATAATTGCAGTTGCTACGGGTGTCAAATTACTTGTCAGAATGATACAAGCGTTTGGCGAGCAAGTGGCTAATATCGGTATTACATCTGACAATTTCTTGAACGCTGAAGGTTTTATGGCCAAGGCTCGTGCATTAAAAGCAGGTGCAAGCTCTGTTTACGATATAAATGCTCGATTAGGCGTTGAAACGGTCGGCATTCTATCAGATGCAAAAGCTGCTATGGCTGGTATGTTTGAGCCTGCCACAAAGGAACTTACTGGATTAGCTGGCGCATTGTACAAAACCAATGGTGAGCTTGATAGATCGACAACTGGCTTGCGAACTAATACTGTTGAAGCTGAGGCCAACGCTAAGGCTATAGAGGCTAGAGAAAAAGCACTGGCGAAAGCTCAGAAAACAGCAGGTTCGGCAAGCCTGAAGCCAAACGCTAAAGCTCTAGCTAACGCTGAGAATTATGGTTTCGCAAATTATGAGGCACAATACGGCTTACCACAAGGATTGATGACTGGCATACACATGCAGGAATCGCACGGTAACACTAAAGCGACTGGTCCAAATACAAAATACGGCACAGCTAAGGGTGGATTTCAGCTTATCGATGCTACTGCTGAACGCTTTAAGGTAGATAATGCTTATAACATGGAGCAAGCAACAGAGGGCGCGGCCAAGTATTTGAGTTATCTCTATAAACGATTTGATGGTGACCTCGTTAAAACTATTGCTGCTTACAATACAGGTGAGGGTAATGTAGATAAAAATCCAATGTCATTAATTCTCTCAGATCGTTGGGCTAGAAATAAAAAGACGGGAATCGGTCAAACCAAAGAGTACACCAAAAATGTACTTGCTTATATGAAGTCAGCCACAACCGATACTAGCAAACTAGTTTACGACACAGTTACAAAGCAGGCTCAGGATGCGCAAAAATTGCAAGAAGAAACTCTGCGTCGTCAGCAGTCTATACAATCAAAATACGCCAATGAGCGTGAAAAACTAGACCGAGATTATATTGCTGACATTGCTGAAATTGAATCTCTATATGCTGAGGGTTCGATTGAGCGCACTAAATTACTAGGTAGAGCTAAAACCGAGTATGAAGAAAAGCGCCAAGCCAAAGCAAAGTCTATCCTTGAAAGTTATATGTCTGACGAAGTCAAGCTGGCTTATGAGCATAATAAAAAGATTGATGCTATCAATATTGAGTTTGCACATGATGACACCACACGCGAAATGCTCATTGATTTGCAAAAAGCCGCCTATGAAGAAGACTTGGCTAACTTTAAATTTACAGCCGAAGCCAAGGCGCGCGCCCAAGACAAGATGTATCAGTCGATTGCTAATAGCGCCCGTGCAGGTAGTGCGAATGCGTTTAGTACTGGCAAAGACAGTATGATGCAGCGCACATTGAGTGATGAAGACTACCAGCAATGGCGCTTGAATCAAGATTATGTTGAAGGCTTTACTTCAATCAATAACGATTACAAGAATCGTGAGGAAGAAATAAATGCAGTCGATGAGCGCGGCAACGATGCATTTCCTGAACTTGAACGGTTTGAGTTATTGGAGATCGCAAAGCAAGAGCACCTAGATAAGATGTGGGCGCTTGAGCAGGAGTATGCTTTAAAAGACCAGACGTTAGCAGAGCAGCAGACATCGCAACGAATCGCTATGTATCAAAGCTTGTTCAGTGGTATCTCAGGACTTGCTAAAGCTTTTGCTGGCGAGCAATCTGCAGCTTACCGTGTTAGCTTCGCGATTGAAAAGGGCTTTGCTATTGCTCAGTCTGTGATGGCGATTCAGCAGGCTGTTGCCAAAGCCATGGCTGTAGGTTTTCCAGCCAATATACCCTTGATTGCTCAGTCAGTAGCGCAAGGGGCGCAGGTAATTAGCTCTATTAAAAGTGTCCAAGCTCCAGCAGTCGCCGGCATTGCCCACGGCGGGCTAGAAAACGTGCCAGAGGAAGCGACTTACTTACTTCAAAAAGATGAGCGTGTGTTGTCACCTAAGCAGAATAAAGATCTGGTTAAGTTTATGGCCAACAGTCAAAAGGCGAGTGCCGGCAACATTACTATCAACAACAACTCAAAGGCTGAAGTTAGTGCCAGACAAAATCCTGATGGCACGGTAACGGTCGATATGGTAGACAAGATGATTGAAAAGTCATTCAAACGTATTGGCCGCGCCAACTCAATCGAAAGCAAGAGCATACAGCGTGGCACAACAGCAAGGGTGAATCGCCGATGAATAACTTTGCGCTATGCCCACTGCAGCGGGGCTATGCACCTGAAGTAGCGAACAATATATTAGAGCAAGAGCTGATGGGTGGTTTTGCTCGTCAGCGTGTTCAGTTTATCAATAATGTACATACCGTTACCGCATCGGTCATGCTTGACGACAAAGGTAAGCAGCAATATTGGTGGGCATTTTGGCGTAGTCATCAAGAAAATCCTCGTCCTTTTCTATGGCGCTTGATTGTCGATGATACTGAGATGACTACCTACGTTTGCCAGTTTGTCGCTGGCTCGCTACGGATCAATGAGCGTGACGGTAAGGTTTATAGCGTATCGTTTGGTTTGCGCTTAAAGCCAAATAATACCGGCACAGATTTTGATGAAACTATCATTGGCCTATGGGAATCAGGCGACCCACGCAAATTGCTCAACTTGCTAGAAAAATTGGTCAATGAAGATTTGCCGGATGCGTTGGGAGGTTTGTAATGGCAGTAACGATTGATGATATCAAAGATTTACATCTTGATAGCTCACCTAGCATTGCCCCACTTGAGACACTGGAAGTTAGTCACAGTTTATGGCATACGCCGATTCGCATTGTGACCAATCATGCTGATGGGGTTAATGCGATGCTCGAGACTGGTGAGACGGTATATTTTGAGTTTGCCCCATTACTGATTAATCGCGGCAAGACCTCTGATGATCTTGATCAGAGCTTCAACATCACGCTTGGCGACTTGGGTGAGATTGTACCGCCACTGATTAAGCAAATAAGAGCATCGGACAGCGATGAATATCCACAAGTTATTTATCGTCAATATGCCTACGACGCTTCATCAATGACGTTTGCCAAAGACAAGCCTATTGATATTGCAAAGGGTTTGTTCGTTGAGCAGATGAGCCGCGACCACCAAGCAACGACGTTTGATGCAAAAACCCCAGATAAGAACACCGTTGCCACAGGTAGGCCGTACTCGCCTGATTACTATGTTGATTTAAAGGGTCTGTTATGAAAAGCATCGATTCTTTGCTTAACCGTAAGTTCGACCGTGACAATTATCATTGTGTGCATCTACTGATAGATGCGGGTAAGCACTTGTTTGACTATGACTTTAGTCACTGTTTCTTAGGATTAACTGGCTCACTAGACAACAAATTAGAACCAACCAAGCAAAGTATGAAGCAAGGCGAATTAGTTGCCAAGCCTAGTACCGGCACTATCGTTTTGATGATGACACTTGATAATCGGCATCACGTTGGCTTGTACTATTGCGGTAGAATCTTACATTTATCAGAACTTGGTACACGTTACGAGACGTTGCGCACCATCAAACGCCAATATAAAAAGGTACGGTTTTATGACGTTAAAGATTTTCCACAACGAGCTTGATGCTACTGAATGCACAGAGCGTAGTTTCGACTGTCTTTTGACGGAATGGTTGGCAATACGTGAGGAATATCCTGCGTCACGACTGTACAAAAGCCCTATATGTGTGCAGAACGACATCACACCAAAGACCAAGCTTGAGGCGTGGGCACTCAAAGACGTGACTGGTGATTATCAGGTTCTGTGTCATGCAGCAGATCCAGTAACACTAGGTATCATCGCAGCGGTTATCTCAGTAGGTGTGGCGGTATACACATATGCCAATATGCCAGACATGAGCGCTACGAATGATGTGGCAGGCTCACCGAATAATAGTCTTGCACAGCGCCAAAACAAACACCGCGTCAATGAGCGCGTACCTGATATTTATGGCCGCCGTAAATCCATACCTGATTTAATATCGTCTGTTTGGCGGCACTACGAAGACAACATACAAGTAGAAGAGTGCTTGCTATCTATAGGTACTGGTTACTTCGAGATTGACGAAGATACAATTAACGAAGGCGAAACGCCGATCAATACGATTGAAGGGGCATCAATAAGTATCTACGAGCCTGAACAGTCCCTTATTGATGAAGCCCCACAAATTCAGATAGGCAAAGTGTTTGACGAGTTGCCATTGGTCACTAAGCAAGTTAGTGGTATTGATGGTAAGCAAGTATTAAAAACGTCAGCATCAGGGAGTATTGCTTTCACTGATTTTACGATCGAAGATGGAAACAAGTTGGTCGGAAATACTGAATATACTACATATGAACACACCTATTGGTACTGGCGCGGCGGTGACCATAACGGTTACTGGAAAACAGAAACGCGCTCAAACTATTTAAGATTTACCCGGACATTCGAGCAAGGCGACTCTATCAAGATTGAGAACGCAGTATTTGGTTCGGTGGCAGATGCGCAAATATCAGGCAATACGGATGTGGGTGTGGATGGTATTTTAACTATTGCTTCATCAAAAGAGCTTGTTAACCCTAGTGAATACCGCCGCATTAGAATAGCAGCTCTAAATGTAGCTGATAACACAAATGGCGATCTGACGCTGGCAGGTGAGTATCAGGTAGATAGTATTGTTAAATCGGGTAGCGCAAGCGCTTGGTTTTATGAAGTGACACTATCAGCAGGCTATAAAGACGTAAATCCAAATTTTTACTTGCTGACCGCTGATGCAGCAGGTATTACATCGGCTGTATTAACTGCCAATACAAACAATATCGATTTGTCAGGTGTCTATACGATTGCGAGCTTGACTGATACTACAATCAGCCTAGTAAACCCTGCAGGTGTGAATGCTGACTGGTCTAAGCTGGATGGCGCAACGCCAGAGCAAGTAGCATCATTTAGACAGCGCACCATACGATTTACTGGTACTGGTAGTAATTTTACTGGTTGGAAGTATTCTGGGTCAAAGGACACGACAGGCTTTATTCTGAACTTTTTGGCTAGTAACGGTATCTATGAAGGAGATAAAGCAAAGCAGGTATCAATAGAAGTGGAGTATCAGATGGTAGGTGATGATGGTGTCCCTTATGGGCCCATCATGCGCCATGGCGATACTATGGAAGGTCAGGCCAATAACCGCTCACCAGTGGGTATGACCATCAAAAAAGAGTTGCCAGAAGCGGGTAAGGTGCGCTTTAGAGTTAATCGCCTTAATGATAATGGTAATAGCGCACAGTTAATCGATGACGTGGTATTTGAAAGCGCCTACAGCTATTACGAGACTAAAAAATCAGTCTATGAGCACGATACGGTTATTCGATTGCGCCGTATGGCCATTGGTTCTGGCACAAACGCAAGTGAGCTAAATGCAATCGTGCATCGTAAGCTGAATACTATTGGTGGTTTTCTACCTACCAGCGACTTTGCTGACATATCAATTGCTATGGCGCTTGATCCTTACATTGGCCGGATGGATGAAACTGAGGTTGATGTCGATTCCTTTTATGACTTGAGTGACGAGATAGCAACTTATTTCGGTACCGATAAAGCGACTGAGTTTAACTACACGTTTGATGATAAATACAGCAGCTATCAAGAGATGATCTTTACGGTTGCTGAAGCTGTGTTTTGTACTGCAAGACGAGAAGGCGGTCTGCATTATTTTAACTTTGAACGCGAAACGCCCAATAGCTTGGTGTTGTTTAATCATCGTAATATTCGCCCAGAGAGCATGGTTGTCACTGAATTTTTTGGTATCCAAGATAATTACGATGGCGTAGAGCTGAAATGGCGCGACCCATTTGACAACTATAGTGAAGCTGTCATCAGACTGCCTGACGAGCTTCGAACCAACTATAAGAAGATTGATACCCAAGGTGTGACCAATTACGCACAGGCGCATTTCTTGGCGCATAGGGCGTGGAATAAGCTGAGATATAACCGTAAGGCGATAGAGTTTACAGCTTACGGGGAGGGCGATTTGGTGACTCGTATGGATAGAATTGCAGTTGTTGACTCGACTGTGCCGATATTATGCAGCGGGCAAGTGGATCTTCAAGAGAATACGATACTGACCTTGGACTATCCAGTTGATTTGGATGAAGACAAGAGCTATGTCGTTCATCTGCAGATTAAAAACTGCACCGTTGATGTGATTGAGATTATTGACCAAGTTGGTCACTATCAAATTGAGCTGGCACGCATACCAATGATGCCTCTGGTGACCAGTGGTGTGGCTCATTCAGCATTTAGTATTACTGAAGCTGTGGATATTGAAGCTGAGGCGTATTTGATCAATGAAAAGTCTGGTAAGGGAGTGTTTGAGTCGACGATAAGTGCAATGGCCTATGACAGCAGGTACTATCCAAACGATAAAGATCATATAAACGGCCTAATAGCCTAAAATTAAATTAAACATACGCCCTCTTAGTTGAGGGCTTTTTTGTGGGGAAAAGAAATGTCAGAGATTATGACCACACAGGATTTTGTAGACGGACGTTTAGACACGCAGACACTAAAAGAAGCTGTGAACGAAGATAAGATGATCACAGCACGATTAGGTAAAGAGTACGCTTCAATACCCATGGCATCAAGATTATTAGTTGAGAACGGATTGCTTGGTGCAACGCCTTTTAGCACTTACGCAAAAATGACAGCGCCGGATGTTGATCCTCCATTAGTTGACGGTGATTACGCAATTGTTACTAATGATCCTATTAAAGATAATGGCGTTTATCAAAAAATCAACGGTGCTTGGGTTTATATTAAATATAATTTATCCAATGCTATAACAACCATCAAGGCGGACGTGCAATCAATAAAGCAACTGTCAGAATTACAACAACTCAAAGTAGATTTATCGAATCCACTGTACAGTGTGCAAATTCGATTAATTGGCGACTCAATCACATGGGGCGTGGGCAGTAGCGGCACATCGTCAGATGTAGGACGTAATCACACGCTAAACGATCCACGTAATAATTTGACAAACGGTAGTTGGGCTAACTTATTGCGCAAGTGGCTAGGTAAAACCTATTTTGACGAAGCCGCTTTGGTTGCCGAACCCCTAGTAAGTGGGCTATCTAGTGGCAGCGGTTATTATTCCAAGGCTTTTTATATTGACGCCATTGACCCTGTATCAGGTATTGAGTTTATCAATGACTTTGACGGCACAAAAATATCACTAGATAGCATCATAGTTAAACAGCGAGTTGATGCATTTTTTATGCATCATATCGACTTAGCTTACTACACAAACGCAAATAAACCTCTTTACAACTACAACGCTCGCGTTGAATTTGAAATGATTGGTGATAATTTTACTGTTGTGCATGCGGGCAATGGTACGGGTACAAATGGATTTGTAGACGTTTATGATAACAACGTAAAAATTGGTGAGTTTGACTACTCTGCTCCTACCGCTTGGAGTCTTGAAAAACCATTTACTGTACCATACGGCTCACATCGTATCAGCCTGCGAAACAGGTCAAGAGATGGCGGCTTGTTTAGATTCGAAGCTATCAAAGTCAATCAAAAAATAAGAGTCGCTAACGATGGCATATCAGGATCTTGGACGCAAGAATGGTTGCCTAACGGGGGGTTGCTACAACCAAGCAAGCCTGATGACTATGTATTTATTATGCTCGGCACTAATGACAGATCTCAATTAGTAAAACCTCTTACAGCTCAAAAGACAAAAGACAATCTGCGTATTATCGCAAATGCATTAATAGCGACAGGTAAGCGAGTTATCTTAATGTCAGCAAATGCAGCAAGCACTAGTGACGAAGCTAAAGATAGAAAATATAACCAGGGCGACGTTGCTCGTGTCACTCAAGACTTAGCAGCAGAATTGGGTGTTGATTTTATTAGTAACTACGCGGCCACCGTACAAGCAAAGATTGATGGGATTGCTTACACAAGCGATGGGTTACATCCAAATGATTTAGGCCACAGAATTATTTTTGATAATATACGCAATACCATTATAAACGCGTAAGAGTAATCTAGCAGACTTTGCTATACTTGTGATATTGAAAGTGGTGTAAAAGGCTGATAGTTGTTGGCCTTTTATTTTTGGATAATAATAATAGGCAATAATATGCAAGGTTTTAAAGAA